CTACGAAGTCTGGATGAAATGCCGCGCTGAAGGGGTCAAATCTTTGCTAGATTCAACGATCGCCTTAGAGGTGGACGTACACCCCTCTGACGCTAGAAAACGCGATTTAGACAATATTCTGAAAGTTTTGATAGATTCACTTGTCAAAGCTGGCTGTTTCAATGATGACTCTCAGATCGCTTTACTAACGGTCAAGAGATGCAGTATCATCGAAGGAGGACAAATAATTTGCAGGATAGCCGAACATGTCGCATAGTGCCGAGCACAATCGTCAGAAAGAAGCAGCACGTGAAGAATCCCTTCGCCATATGAAGCATGGATCTGTCATGGAAAACCGTGACGGCATGAGCCATGAGGATCATAAGGAAGAAGAAATGAAAGAACACGGCCACAAAGTAAGAGGTGCTAACTAATGGGAAACGTACCAAGCAATTTCATGGACAATCGCGCATACAACGCTAAAGGGATCAACGATTCTGATGATTCAGTCAGACGTGCTGGCGGTGAAGCCGGTAACGATCCACGCAGAGTAGACGCCAAGATTATCATTGAGCGTAAGATCAAAGATCATGATATGTCAGGCTACAACCATAACGCTTCAGGCTCACAGCCAGCCAATGGTGGCCATGAAAACGAGATTAGATATGCTGGAATGCAAGATCGTAAAGCCATGGGCATGGGAACACCACACCCCGACGGAACTTATTCTAAGTAAACCTTGAGCCTCATAGCGTGGGGCTTCCAAATTCTTCCATTATGACTGATGGATTATTTTGTTCTTCAGGTTTATAGATCGTCCATTCATGATCTTTGTCTGCTACGAATACACTTGTTAAAGATACGCCCATACCTAGTTGCCCAGAAGTTGCAGCTTGAGTAACAATCCACCCCCCAATAACTGCATGTCTCGACGAAAATTCATCAAGCATTTCCCCTTTCCACTCAACTTTAGTTTTCATCGCCTAATCCTAATTTTTCAAGCGCTAATTTTAATTCATCGTAATCAATTCCAAATGAAAATATTTTAATGTTATTATTATCAATGAACTCAAACTCTACTATTTCATCTTTGAATCCTTTTGATATTTTAGCAATAAATGGATCATCATTTTCATTCTCTACACTCATAACTATTTCGGTAATCATAACAATTCCTTCAAAATGTTTTTAGCTGTCGGGTGCATGTTCGCTGTGGCGCTTTTAAACCGCTTCACGATCTTTATAGCAAGCTCAATGTCGGCAATGAGGTTACTAGGCGTTGGCGCGGCAATCGTCGCTCCTATCGCTTCCACGGCTTCTACAATAGGGGAATCTTTATCAAACTCGTTTGCCACATCTAAAATTGCATCTGTAATATCACTCATGAAAAATACTCCTAAAGTTAATTCGGTCATTAAATATTTTTTCTAATTGTATGATTTTTAATTCTATAAATAGTACTTGTACAAACTTTAAATATTTTAGCTAATTCAGCGGCACTTTCCGTCATTTCTCTTATTTTTCTTACTTTTTTATTGGATAATTTATAACGCCCACATTTTTCATTGGCATTACTTCTTCCTTTATTCACACAATCTTCTCTATTCTCTTTTTGCGTTCCTAACCATAAATGATCTGGATTTACACATTTTCTGTTATCACATGTATGACAAACTAATAAATCTTTCGATATTTGTCCTTTATGTAAGAGATAAGAAAGGCGATGAGCGCGATAAATTTTGTATTTAAACATCATTCGACCATACCCACTATCTAAAAAATTCCCTGTCCATATCCAGCATCCAGTTTTAATATTTATTTTATAAAGCTCATTAAATCGTTCTTGCATATTTCCTGTTTTCATTAATGCATTTCCTGTTTGTATACCGCTTCAAACAGTTTGCGCGCTTCCCAAATATCTTTGCAATAGCAGGGATCAAAGATACCTTTAACGAAGGGCAATGCTTCGTAATTCTGGATCTGGCGGTCATTAATATACTTTTTGACTTCTATGCGGCCAGTCTCGTCTACATAGCCCCAAAATAAGGTGCCTTTATGCAGGGTCATCTATGTATTTCCTTAGTTCTTCAATTCGGTGCGGGGCTCTTAATTTGCGTAAAGCTCTAATTTCTATTTGCCGGACTCGTTCTCTGGTTATATCTAATTCTTTTCCACATTCTTCTAATGTTAAAATTGATGAATATTCACCTAAGCCATAACGCATTTCTATTAATTTTTGCTCTCTAGGTGTTAAAGTTTCTAAGGATTTCAGCAGAACATTATCTCTTTTTTCAGCGTCAATAACATCATCTAATAATTTAATATTATTTTCTTTCTCGATCATAAAGCGCATTTCAGCTTCATTAACCTGGATACTTCTTTTATTTGTTTTTAAAATCGTGTGCATTTGAGTTTCAGTAAAAAAATCCTCGCAATCACAGTTTAGCAACTCTGCGGTTTTCACGATAGCTGGTAAAAATTCTCCTTTATAAGTTAAAGGTGACCTTTTCATCGCGATTATATCCCCTAGAATAGAGACATAGCGCTTAATGTCATTCAGACGACAAAATTCAGCTACCGTTTTATAACCAGCCTTTTCTATTTTATATAAAATGATATTATTTCGAACTTTTACGTCGATTCTGTATTCGGACATTCCTTTACCTTTTTATCAAATTTAGGCTTTACGGGAGAAACGGGTTCTTTAGGTTTAGGCGGTTGTAATTTTATTAATAGATCCTTTTTGAAGGCATCTAATTCTAGCTTTAATATGTGTCGGAATTCTTCTAGCATACGAGTTTTAAAGTCCTTCAGTAGCCAACTTGAGAGATTATGTTTTATTGCGATATGTTTATAGTCCATTCTGCCGTAATAACTATAACTCATACATTTTGTCTATTAGGCTTAATATCACAGCATACCGAACATACTTGCACCGTGGGATACTTACATAAATCACATTCGCTAGGCTCAGGCACAAATATTGATCTCAGGTCATAGTCATATATCCAGCCCCCAGGCACTTTTAATCTGGATATTTTTAAATTTGAATTTGTTTCTATTTTTTCCCATCTATGCATTTCCATGTACTTTCAATTCCTTCAGTGCTTTATCAGATATACGTTTACGCTTAGTTTTAATAACGGGTTTTTTTTCAGATTCGATTTGTTGCGGTTGTTTGTCTATTAATTCACTTCTTAAAACCGTAACATTTTTGGGGGCTGTAATTCCTAACCGAACTTGCGATGAATTTATATTGCAGATCATAATAACTATATCATCACCTATCATGATTTTTTCTTGGTTTTTGCGGGTTAACAACAACATCCTATCTATCCTTATCCGATTAAGTATATTAATAATTCAATAATTCTATAGCCCAATATTATACCAGCAATTACCATTGATATTAAGGCAAAAATTAACATTTTAGGCATTTTCATTCACTTATCAGCCCCAGCATTTTCAAGTAATCGTTCATAGCATACGGCGTGTAGAAATACCCATGGCTCAACGGCTAGAGTAAATAGTATTTTGTCTATCCCTCTTATTTCTTTGCCACATTCTTTGCAGGATGGATGTTCTATCATTTGATTGCTATGCATTCACCCATCCTCGCCCGTTACATTTTCCGCAAATAACAAAAGATACCATCCCGTCCAGATACTCGCTTTGTATTTTCCCTTTCTTACAATCACAAGGATATTTCGCAATCCAATGATCGAATTTACAGTCAGGACAATAAGCGGCAACCATTATTTGTCCGGCTTTTCCAGTCATGCAGTCTTTCATTTCGCGGTCATCTCTTTATCTAATATGCAATAAAAAAGCGAATAAAATTCCCAATAAAAAACCCACGCCCATACAGACTAAATTAATATAGCTTAAACAAATATATTCATTCATTTCTCGGTCATCTCTTTAATCATCATACATTTTTTGCATTGTATTTTTCCAGGTAAGTACAATAAAATGTAAGGCTGCCATTCATGATTGCATTCACTTTGATCTTTAGCCAATTTATATCTTATAAAGTCTATGTAATTTTCTGGGTATTCACTCATTTCGCGGTCATCTCTTTATTTCTCCACTACCTTCGCAATATTCGCATTTTTCGCCGGATATTTCAGCTTCACCATATTCATTATATCCATCCAATACCGCTACTTGACCCTCTCCATTGCAATTAGGACATTTCATTTCGCGGTCATCTCTTTATTTGATATTTTGAGCAATGTAAATTACATTAAACATTATTACTAGTATTGCTGCGCTTACAATTCCACAAGTACAATATATTATCCATTCTGAATTCATTTCGCGGTCAACTTTCTGATGGCAAGCTTGAGGTCATCTATCACAACATCTTCTCTTACTTCGCTAGTGCAGCCATAATCAAAAATTAACCTAACAATATTTTCATTATCTGTGCTCTCTATTGCTATATTATTATTCAGCTCTATTATCACTTTCATTTTTTCTCCGATATTGTTGTCCATTGCATGAGTAAAATTCATATTATAAACCCCATTATATGTGTTAGTTTCATCTCTAGTCCTCTCTTATCTAAAAGTATCTTTTACAATTCTTACAATAATTCCGTCATCATTCTCAATGTGAATCTGAAACCCTTTTCTTCTATATTCCCTATCAAACTTCTCTAAACATTCCTTTTGCGTTTTACCCTTAAAATATACAGTTGCACCTTGGCTATTCATCGCGCTTAGTTTCATTCTCTAGTCCTCATTTAGTTAAACTCGTATGCTGCCCATGCTTCATAACCATCAAACATCCAGTATCCATCTACCGCCTTGCTCATGTAGGTTGCCCAGGGACATAACTCTTTCGCTTCCCCTCTATCATTCGTATACACATATTCGCTTCTCATTATCTCTAGTCCTCTCTTAGTTAAAAAACCCAACCGCTTTCATCGCATTAAATGCCTCAATACATAATGGCTGAAAACCTTTCACTCTCGCATAGTCACAATATGCTTCGTAGCTCATGCTCTAGTCCTCTGTTGTTGTTTCAGTAACGCTACTATACTCGATGCCGTGCACTAATGCAAGTACTTTATGCTCGATGGCGAACTTAATTATCTCATTGGCTGACTTGCTCTGGCTAAATGATCGCGCGTTCTTTATAGCAAAAAAACCTGAGATTCGTGCAAATTTTCACCGTTTTGAAGACCCCTTAAAGCGGGGGCGGGGGGGTCGGATTGGATTCCGGTGCCCCACAACTCTCTCACCTATATTCTCAGTTCAACCGGTAAGGCTTAAAGCGTCATCCAAAAGGAAAAGTCGCCCATTTCGTACCTGTGACGAATTGCGGTAAGTGTGCTAGAGGGAAGTTCCGTAGGTAGTGGGGCTTTGCTGTACGTCGTAGAGTCGCCTGTAGTTGACGGCTAGGTACCGGAAGGCATCTGCGATGTGGACGCTCCAGTTGTCTAGTGGCTTGGGTGAGAAGGAAGCTTTTACTTCGTCGTAGACTCTCTGGTATTCTCTCAGGAATAAATTAAGGAATAAGTATGTCTGGCAAAAGAAGTTCAAAATTATTAACCCCAGAAATAAATCAAATGTATGGTAGAACTTGGGGATTTAGATTAAAAAGATATCGTAAAAATGCTACAGCATTTGTTAAAAACCAATGTGAAATTCATAATAGACTACAACCTAAATTGCTCTGGATCTCTCGTCATCCTAAGAGTTTGCAAGGCTTAACATACGTTAAAAAGTTACATGGGGAATTAATCTAATGAGTGCAGTACGTGAAATAATCACCCAACAAGAACTCGATAAGCGTAAAGAAGCGATAGAATTATGCGGTAAGAATCGGGGTCCACATCAATACATTCCGATATCTTGGAGTAATGATGGCAAGCTAGAGAGAGTCGAAATGCTCATGTGTAAGGTGTGTTTCAGCCGTGTCGCAATGAAAACCTTGTATGAGCATTACGGTGAAACTAGAGTGTAGGTGAGTGCATTTTGAAGCGATGGTATGCATCATTAGCCTGTATCCAATTCGCTTTACCGGCTGAAGTATTGTAATGAGTTTTGTAATAATTCCAGATAGCCTCTACATCGTTTGCTTTCGGTAGAGGTTCTTTTACTCTGGCATAGTGGATTCTAGCCATAGCGGTAGCGAATCTTAAATCATAAACCAGTCTATCTTCAGACGGCATAGTAGGGGCATCAAAGTTATGGACGAGCTGGATGAGTATTGAAGATTTAAAGAGGATGAAGTTTTGCCAGATATCGTTATAGGTGGCTGGTTCCATCTGGTAGATTCCTAGAGCCGGACCTTTAACCTGGTGTAGGTAAGTTCCGCCCGAAGATTCATTGGCACAGGTGAAGATCATAAGCTCGACGGCATCGTCACTAAGCATCTGTAAATCGTACAATGCTCTCTTAATCACAAACTCGGTTAACTGACCACAATTCAGCATACTTTTTATTCCCATCCAGATAGACTATAATTAGATCAATTTTACATCTAAAAGGTAGATTATGAAACTGACAGATGAAGAAGCAACAGCATTAGTCAGAAAAATTCATAAAGGCATAAAGTATGATGAGAACAAACATCCATCCATGCTTTTAAAAATAATGGCCGATCCAGCAAAGAGTAGGTTAAGTGCTTTTTGTGCTGAAGCATTAATAGGTGAAGATCAGTTTTATCGCTGGATGCACAATGATGAATTATTTCTACAATGTTATGCGCTAGGCAAGATCCTATCGCGTGAGAATTGGGAACGGCAAGGGATAGAGTTAAAAGATCTCTTAACGCCACCTGGCACGATTAGCCATGCTTTTGAGTATTGGAAGATGGTAGGATGGTCAAGATTTGGGATAGGTAAGACTTGTAAGATCAAGCTTAACCTAGATCCTGATGCCAAGCCCACCGCCCACTATGCCCAACTGATTAAGCAAGCTAATGCAGGTGAGTTCACGGCTAGCGAGATTAAGCAGCTCATGGAAGCCTTAAGCTTAGGTTTAAAGACCCAACAGACAGTCGAGCTGCAAAAAGAGATAGATGACTTAAAAGCGGATTTAGCAACGATGGCGGAGAATAACCATGCCGACAATCGTTTCACAGATAAAAGAACTGCGTAAAAAGATTAGAATACCTTGGCGAATCGTCTATGTTGACCGATGGATAGAGCCAAGTGAGTTTAGAGAAAAAACGATCTATGTTCATATATGGATTTAGGAGAGAGCGATTATGGGAATGTTCGATAATATCATTGAAAAAGCAAAGCCTGAAATAGAAGCAGCTGCAAATGAAATGGGTGAAATAGCTGCAGAAGAAAAGCGCATTAAAGATCAGCAAGCCTTCGAGAAGAAGCGCATTCAGAAGAAACAGATCCGCGCTTTAAGAAACAACTTCCGTCCGGCTGGTGGATTTCTGCAGGGTGGTCGTGGCGTGAGTTTAGGCGAGTCAACTGGATTACCTTCTAAATTAGGTACTGCTTAATGGATACATCGCAGGGAATGGGTACACTAGGTACACCGAACACTTTGTTAGAAGCGCTGCGTAAGCGTTATAACTCAGCAAAATATGTAGCGGATCTTTGGATTCCTGCGATGCAAGCGTCATTCTTTTATGCTATCCCCTTTCGCAATCGTTATTATCTACCTGGTAAAGAGTTCCAGGGTACGATGCAGAATACTCGCGTCTACGATACTACGGCGGTTGAAGGCGTTAAAACCTTTGTCTCGAAAATCCACGACACCATGACACCCCCTCAAACACAGTGGGGATTCTTGGAAGTAGATCGGGCAATGGTGGATGATGAGGAAGAACAAGCGGATCAACTGACTATCGCACAACGTGAACTCAGTAAGTACATGCGTCGCTTATTCTCCTATATCCATAAGTCTAACTTCGATGTGGTGATTAATGAATGCTACTACGATTTATGTGTCGGGACGTCTGCACTCGTCATTAATCAATATACGGATGATGAGCCTTTCCTGTGTACTTCTGTTCCTTGCGATAAGCTCGCGATTGAAGAAGCGGTTAACGGGAAAATAGAGTCATGGTTTAGAACGTGGCAAAACTTAAAGATCTGTGAACTGAGTACTCGTTGGCCTAAGATCGTTCTCTCACAGGATATGATAGCTAATCTCATGAGTGATCCCGATTCCAAGGTAAAGAACGTCTACGAAGGTGTAGCGTACTTCCCGAATGAGCCGAAGGTTTACTGCTATGCTATATGGGCTGATAACTCTATCCTTTTTTCAGAATGGTTAGATTCAAGCCCTGGTATCGTCTGGCGTTGGCAAAAAACAAATAATGAGACTTGGGGTCGTGGTCCGGTCATGGAAGCATTGCCTTCTATCATCACGCTGAATGAATTAGCGAGAGTGGAACTGGCTTCCGCTAACTTGAATGTATTCAGGCCGTTCATGGGCTTCAGTGATGCTGTATTCAATCCTCATACCTTTAGGCTTGAACCCTTCACCATTATTCCAATCGCGCCTATAGGCACAGGTGGACAACCGCCATTGCTTCCACTACCAAACACTGCAGATCCGAACTTCGCACAGCTCACCATGCAAGATCTCAGATTACAGATCAAAGCCTTACTGTTTGCAGAGACACCGCAAGATGCGCCTGGTATACAACCGCAGACCGCTTATGAGCTTTCCTTGAAGCAACAGAACCTCGCGCAAAAGATCGGACCCTTGTTCTCACGTCTTCAATATGAGTTCCTCTGGCCGGTCATTAAGCGTTTTGGTTATATCCTACATAAGATGGGTAAGTTGCCACTTCCGAAACTGGATGGCATACCGATTAAGTTTAGATATGTCTCACCATTAGCCTTAGTACGCGGCCAATCAGATAACGCAAGACTTATACAGGCTGTGCAGACGATGCAGGGTTTGTATGGTCCAGATGCTACTCAGCTTTATCTAAATACTACTACCGGACCTTATATGATTGCTGAGAACCTACAGGTTGATCCACGATTCTTTAACACACCTGAACAAGTCAAAGCTGTACTGCAGCAAGTCCAGGATCAGCATAATATGCAACAAATCGCGAACTCACAAGCCATGACACCTGAACAACCAGAAAACCCCTCTCAACAAGTTGTATCTAACGAATAAGGGATCGCATGGAATTAGAAGATAATCCGTTTTTAAAACAAGAAGATTATTTTGGTGGTTATAATGAAAGTATCGAGAAGCTCAAGAATCATCCTGAACTGATTATGTTTGATAAGCTTTGTTATGAAGCCTTCTCAACTGAAGTCGCTAAGAAATGGTTAGATGTGGTATTTGAACGCTTTGTCATTCCTAGCATGGTGAATCGTGATGCTGCGAATTACAAAGAGCTGGTGATATGGGCTGATGGTTTTAAAGATGCTTTCCGCATGATTAAGCAAAATATTCTGTCACATGATCAGCGTATCAAAGCGGGGGCGAATAAATGAGTGAAAATCTAATGGATGCCGTCTTAGGTGATAAGCCCGCTGGTGAAGCACCACCTGTTATAGTTGAACGTCCAAGCTGGCTACCAGAGAAGTTCAAGACTGGTGAAGATCTCGTTAAAAGTTACAGTGAACTGGAAAAGAAGATCGGTAGTGTGCCTGAAGAATACGATCTTTCGAAGTCGATGTTCCTTGATGCAGACCGTGAGCCGATTAAGGATTTCCTGGCTACTGCGAGAGAGAAGCGCGTACCCAAAGAAGTCATGGATAAGCTAGTCGATTCTATGGATAGATACCTGGGTGAGTTCGATATTGATATGAGCCAGGAAGCAGCCAAGTTAGGCGAGAATGCCAAAGAGAGATTAACCACTCTTGATAATTGGGCAAAGGCTAACTTATCAGATGGATCGTATAGAGCTTTAATTAATAATTTACAGTCAGCTGATGCGATTCATGCATTGGAAGAATTAAGGGGTAAGATGATGAGTGGAAATACAATGGTGCCAAGCGGGAATGAAGCGTCAATGACGAATGTCGAAACTCTTGAACAGGTCAAGCAAGAGATTGTCGATAATATCGGTAAATACAAAACAGATGAAAAATATCGTAAAAGTATCGAAGCGAGATTAACCATCGTCGCCAAGAATTCAGGAATACTTGACAAATCATCTTCATAATCTGTTATAATTTTATCCAAGTCGCATAGGATATGACTATCCTGTGCGGTTTAGGACAACTTAACACCTGGACCTCGCTTTAGAGATAATCTCTTAAGTGGAAAGCCCTAAATAATTTTTAGTCAAAGTTTTTAATATTGATTAATTTTTTAGGAGACTTCCATGTCTACTTCATTAACTGCAGTACAACAGATAGAATTTGATGCTCTTGTCAAAGCTGAATACCAATCTCTCGGTTTTTTACTCCGTGATACTGTTCGTGTGCGTCGCGATGTTATTGGCGCTACTGTTTCGTTCCGTAAAGTAAACCAGATTCAAGCGGTTGCTACCGGCTACCTGCAAACAGTTGTCATCCAAGATCCTGGCTATTCTCAAACCCAGGCTATCTTGCAGAAATATACAGCTCCTACAGCTGTTGATACCGTACAAGAACTGACCGTTAACTTTGATGCTAAGATGGAAAATGCCATGTTAGTAGCAAATGCACTCGGCCGTCGTTCGGATCAGATCATTATTGATTCTCTGGCTGTCAGTCCAGGCGATACCATCGCTGAAGGTGGTACAAACATGACATACACAAAGTACACCGATATTATCGAGTTCTTTGATAATAACGCTGTGCCATTACCAGAAAGATTCGTCGCTATGTCTGCGTCTAACTTCAGATCATTACTAGCTGCAGATCAATTCGTTTCAACCTTCTATACACAGAATCGCGTGTTAGATAAGGGTTTTGTCAGAGAATATCTGGGTATTAATGTCATCATCATTCCTGAAATGCTAGAAGGTGGTTTGCCATTGTCCGGCGGTTTAATCCGTAAGACTTTCGCATGGCATAAACAATCAACTGGTATGGGTATCGGTCATGATTTCAGAACTGAAATTAATTACTTACCACGTGAAACATCATGGTTAGTGAATGGTATTTTCTCTGGTGGCGCAATCACGATTGATAACAAAGGTATTATCGAAGTCGATTGCAACGAGAACTTCTAATCTAACGTTTATTGGAGAATATTATCATGGCTTTTACAGATTTCAATTGGACTTGTATGTCACCCGCGTTAAACCAGGGTCAAGAAACAATCATCCCTTTCGGAGGATCTTCTACTCTTTATAATGCGCCAAACTCTTTCATCTATGGAACGGCAACTGATGCAGTTGCGACTATTGTTGCAGCTAATTACTTCCTTTCAAAATATTCTGTTTTAAAAGTGGGCGATTGGATTTTTGTTAATGGATCTGATGCAAGTACAATATTAATTGTAACTGCATCTACTTCTACGAGTGTAACAACCGCACAATTTGCTGCTTCTGGTACAGTTAACACAGCTAATATTGTGAATGGTGCTGTTACCTATGCGAAGATCCAGAATGTCGCTGCTTCATCTTTACTTGGTAATCCTACAGCGGGTCCTATTGCCCCTGAAGAAATTACATTAGGTAATGGTTTAGCATTCTCAGGTACAACTTTGAAAGTGCCAGATACCAACTTAATCTACGCAACCGTCGCGGTTACTGCAGCTGAGTTCAATGGTATGTATGCAGCTCCTAAGCTGTTAGTTGCAGCGCCAGGCGCGAACAAACAGATCATTCTCTACCGTAGTGTATTAGCGATGACATTTGTATCAGCTAATTATGCTGCTGGTGGTGTGGTTGCTGTTCAATATGATTCTACCGTTCATGGTGCTGGTGTACTGGCTACTGCTACTGAAGCTGCTGCTGATTTCTTTGCTGCTGCAAGTACAAGCTTTAGATTGTTAATGAGTACGGCGATTGCACCGTTCTCAACTACAGTCGATAAAGGATTGTATCTGAGCAATCAAACTCAGGCATTTACCACTGGCGACAGTACATTCGTTGTACATTTATGGTATAGCATTATCCCAACTGTATAAAGAATAGAAAGGAGTAGATTGAATGGCTGTGACTAAGACTAGTATCGTGAGCCTCGCGGTAATGCTGCTCGGTCACAAACCCATTATCACTCTTGATAACGCCGATGATCTCGTCATCTCAGCATCCCAGGCATTCGATGTTTTATTGCCTAGTGTGCTGAGTACGGGTAATTGGCGTTTCTCTATGCAAATACAGCAATTGAGTTTATCTCCGATTATTCCGCCAACGCAGATAGGCTGGACGAATGTTTACTATTTGCCTTCGGGATTTCTGAAGAATATTCGGGTGATACCACAGAATTACGTCTATGAGATATATGCAGGTGGTTTGATCTATACAAACTGGGGAACGCAAACACCGATTTACATGGAATATGCCTTCTTGCCGGATGTAAGCCAACTACCACAATATTTCATTAATTATTTTATTTATGAGATTGCTAGTTTCCTCGCACTCTCTAGCGCACAAAAACCAGACTTCTATAGTGTCCTAGAAGCAAAGCGTATTTATCAGTTAGCGGTTGCTGCAGCAACAGATGCTCAGAATAGACCTCAGTTTAGCCAGGTCGATATTCCAATGCTCAACAAGAGAAACATAACCGGTGTTATTGGACCACAAATAGGTTAATGAATGGCTTATCAATTATGGTCACAAGATAATTTCTCTAAGGGCGAACTATCGCCTTATATGTATGCTCGCGCTCAAACTGCGATGTACTACGATGGGCTTAAAGTCGCTCAGAATGCTTTAACCTATCCAACGGGTGCAGCTGGAACAAGATTCGGTACACTCTATCAAGCTACGCTGAATGCCGCGATTACTTCATTTAACCAGATATTCTTCCAGACCTTCCAATGGCTGGATAATGCAGTATTTCAGTTAGTCTTTAGACCTCTAGCAGTTGATATTTATTTAGAAGGGATTATTCAAGCAACAGTTGTTACAACCCTAGATGCCGTAGATGTCTTTAATCTGGATTACACCGTATTACAACAAGCTTTTAGGATAAGTGGTGAAGCGATAGGAAAACCAAAAGATTTAACGGTAGTAAAGGGTGCTGCTAATGCGATTAGTGTTGTGAATGCAAATTCATTCACGTTAACGAATCCAGTCGACACGGCGACTATTTTTCCTGTTTCGTTTCATAATAACACTCCAGCGAATTTACCAACTTCAGATCCTCAAATTAAAAATGATCTAGTTTATTTTGCAAGGCGCACAGGTGCGAGTACGGTTGAGATTTACAATACTGCTTTTGATGCCAAGTTCCAGTTAAACAAATTCACGATTACCGCTGCTTCAGGTACACCAACAACGAATATGTTCACATTCACCACTTGGGCGATTAATGACTTCGCCATACAAAATTATCCGATTTATGATTTTGATGGTGGATATGATGCGATTAATTTCACACCTGCAGCAGTAACAGGCAATACTACTCTTGCAGCTAGTTCATCTATTTTTACAGTTGCGATGGTTGGAGGGGCATTTATTGGTGGTGGTGGTACAGCCAGAATAACGAATTTCAATAGTGGTACTAGCGTCGATATCTCTGTTCAAGATCCATTTGAAGGAACAACTCCTATTCGTGGAAGTCTGGCCTTACTTGCCGAACCTGCTTGGAGTGATGCGCGTGGATGGCCTCAGAAATGTTCCAGTTATCAGAACCGCGCTTTATTCGCAAATACAGCCTCATTACCTAATGGATTCTGGGCGAGTGTGACGAATGACTATAAAGACTTCGGGGATCTCACTACTGATGATGATGATGCTATATTCTGGCTACCGTCATCAAATGACATCAACGTCATCCGATTCATCGTGCCATTCAGAAGTATCACGGTCCATACCAACTCAGGGATCTACTCCAGCCCATTATCTGAAGTCTCACCCATTACCCCGTCAACCTTTACGCTGCAGCTCCAAGATTCCACCCCAGCCGATGTATTGCAGCCCCAAGCCATAGATAACCAGATTATTGTGCTATCGGGTAATGACGTTCATACGATGCTCTGGGATGGTATCAATAATGCTTATACGTCAAACATTGTAAGTGTGGCATCTGAACAGACTATCCGTGATCCAGTCGATGAAGCAGCCTTCGCAGATCTCAGACGTGCTGGTAGTCGCTACGTCATGATTATTAATGCCAATGGCACACTAGCCGTCTATCAGACCCTGCAGTCTGAGAATGTCTCAGGCTTCACGCCACATATCCTAGAGCAATCCTATGGCCATGCCTCCTTCCGTCAAGTAGCGAGCAATTTTGATGGCCGGTGCTGGTTCGTGAATGAGAGACAGATTGCATCTAATGTTGCTCCTATCGCGATAACTGGATTTACACCGGCAAGTGTTGGCGTTAATAGCACTCTAACCGCAATTGGTATTCAGGCGGTATTGAACCCAGTCGATTCTGACGGCAATCCTGTGCCCACAGCAATCACTTTTACAACGAGTGGTACATTGCCCGTTACCTCACCTGCAATTGCCA